CTTGGATACACTGTCTGGACCTGTCCATCCATTTTAGTTGTTTCTTTAGGCGTATAATCATGTTGCACAACGACAACCGCTTTTGAAGGATCACAATATTTCACAAGTTCGTGTGATGGTATCTTCCATAAAAAGTCGCAATCGCAGAACACTGCCCATCCTTTAAAATCATTTAAGTATGGAACAAAAAATCTTGTGAATGTAAATTCTGTTGATGCCAATTTATCAACTGGCCTATTGTAAAGTCCTTGATCCCTCATCTGCTTTTGTTTTAAAGGTATGACCTCAGCGGAAGGATCTCTTCTTTTAATTGAGTGTTCACATACTTGATATGCTATGTCTTCTCTGCTATCGTGACCAACGTAAATTTTCATCTTGCTATTAGTTCGTGTATTTCCTTCCAGGTATTTACTCTCACAATGTCCGGGTGATTAAAATCTTCATTGTAGGGATGATTGATTATTATTGGTTTGAGTCCATACTTCAGACCTGCTAAAGCGTTATAAGGTTTGTCTTCTATCCACCATAGGCCTGTACCATGGAACTCCGCAAGCGCCGAGTCCTTGTCAGAGCCTGTGTCTAGTATATGGTAATTTTTAAAAACATGTTCACCGAATAATTCACCTAGTCTTTTTTTACGCAAAAGTTGTGCTGGTATATCAGACGTCTGGCTAGTGATTGGTATCATTGTCCAACCTTCTGCGGCCAGTAGTTTTACCCATGTTTGCGATTCTGGCAATGGACACTGTGTCCCCATCCATGCACTTTTGTTGAATTCTCTTATTTCTTTTCTTATTTCAGGGATAGTAAGTCCAAATCTTTCTGCCATTTCGTAAGTGTTTTGTTTGTTAGGAAGTAATTTGTAAGGATATACTTTTTCGTTGTCCTTGTTATAGTATGATCTTTGTAACATCCATTCAGTAAAATGGTTCTCCCATTCTAGTAAAACTCCATCCACGTCTGTAAGTATTATGCGATCTTTATTTGATGTTGGCATCTTCCATTCCTGCAACACGCAGTTTTACGATGTTTGTGATTTGCCATTGCTTTTGATCCAAACCTTTGGTGATACCTAACCATTGATTTCTAAGTAGTGCAAATTCGTTTATGATCTTGTCCATATCAAGCACTTCCTGTTCTCCATCAACATACTTTTCTGCATCTCTGCTTGATAATGCTCTGTTGTAATTTTCTAAATATTTTTTGAATGTTTTTGATCTTATTCTACGTAGTTCGATATTTAGGTATTCAAGTATCGCTTCTATCTGTTGCAACTGACCAAATCTCTGCTCTACTACACCCGGCAGTGCCGCAGATGCTTTTTCTAAATTTCCGTATATTTTTACTTCCTGTTTGGCTTTTAGGTATTCTTGGTCGTAGTAATTGATGCATTCTGGAATCTTGTCTAAACTTCTGCTAACTTCGTTGTACCAATTAATCGTCATATCTATCGTCGTATTGTTCTTCTTCGTCGTTCTCAAAAACTGTCACCACTGCTTCTTCTAACTTTGGACTGAACTCACCAATTGCTTTTATTTCACTTTCTTCAACACCCATGCCTTCAAGTGTTTTTACAAAGTCTATCGCGGCATCTAGTTTTTGTTTCTCTGGAATAAAGTGACTCATTGAGTCCCAAATACGTTCGATATCTTCACTAGTCATTTCTATCATTTTGCTCTGATTCTTTTGATAATTTATCAAAATCTTTCATAAGCATATCTAATTTGGCTCCAGTCCAGGCTTTTCTGAATTCAATGTGTTCTTTGCCTGCCGAATCAACGTATTTTAATCTATTACCAGTTTGCACTAGTATACCTTTCTTTTCGAAAAGATCAACAAGTCCACTGTATGGATCCATACCTGTATCGTACGGAATTTTGACCTGCACGCTCTCAAAAGGCTTGGCATATCTTGTTTTCATCACTTTACAAGCCGCCCTTATACCTCTCACGTCTGATATCTTGTTACCTTTTTCGTCCTCTTTCAGTTTAAGTTTTTTCATTGCTATCACAATCGAACTAGCGTATATGAATCCTTGTCCACCAGATATCTTGTCATCTGGATCAAACATATCTTGAGACGCATATGTATGGTTGGTTGCTATTAGTCCTACGTTCCAACTTCCGAACATGTTTACACAATTCCTTACAAGTGCTGTCAATGCCTTAGGTTTTCTACCCAAGTCACCTTTCATCTCGCCTTTTTGAAATTGATCCACATCTGTTGGAGTCAATAACATACCTAAACTATCAATCACAAACAATACCTTGGGTGCACCTTCCTTGTTATCTGCGTGTTGCTCTCTGTATCCTTTCATGAATTCTGATACTGTTTTAGCAACATCATCGACCATGGATAAACTTAATTTCAATAGTTTGTCTTCATTAGTGTCCACGTTCAATGCTTGTAGCCACTGTTCGTCAAGTGCGTTTTCCGAATCAATTAGTATTACAAATATGCCTTGATCCTGTGCGTTTCTTATAATGTTTCCTGATGCTATGTATGATTTGCCTGCTCCAGATTCTCCAGCAAGAACTGATACCTTGCCTAGCGGAATACCCTTGTTGAAATCTCCGCTGACTAGATAGTTTAATGCATAATTTCCTGTACTGATCCAATCAGTTGGATCACTGAATCCTATACCAAGTCCTTGTATTGATTTGGTTATTGTCTTTCTAAATTTTGTTACGTCAAATGGCTTTGTCATAATTCTTCCTTTATTATAGTACACAAGGCCTCAATAGTCAATATTAAGGCCTTGGTAAAATGTCAGATTATTTTTGTTGTCTTGATCTTATTAACTTCAAAATATCTTCCGCTCTTTTGGCACTATCTGTAGTTGGTTGTGCCGCTGGAGCAGGTTCTACTTTAGTCGCCGGAGCCTCTTTGACTTCAGCATTTACCGGGTCAGCAGTCTTTTCGACCGGGGCAGGTCTACTTGCTGTTGGCATCGATACCTGAGTGTTTACACCTGCAGGTCTAAAGTATTGTCCATATTTCTCGAGATCATAGGCCTCACCATCAACAGATTTTTCAAACAATTCTTTGATTATTTTGACCTCTGCTTCGGTTGGTTCTTTTGGCCTAAAGTCTCCAAGGTTATGCAAACCAAACTTCTCGATCGCACTTCTTTCTGCTTCGTCGAGTGCTCTTTCTCGTCTTGACCATTTAGAAGTTGAATAATCAGCATAACCACCTTTAGTAGTTTTTGTGATTCTGAAATCAACACCTCTCACACTGTCAGTTGGCAACTCTTCCATCTCTGGATCAAGCAAAGCCGATCTGATTATGTTAAAAATTTGAGGTCCAATTATAAATCTTCTGATTGGATTCTCTGGTGTTGCGTCCTCTTTCATTGGATTTTGAACTACAAATCCTTGGAAAATATAACTTTTCTTCTTCCAATATTTTCTGCCCATGTCTTCCATGCTCTTGTCTTTGAACCATGGTCTGACTTCAGTCAATATTGGACAAGTTTTTCCATACATCTCCATGCAAGGAACTTGCACAGTAACTGGTCTTGAGTCAGTCTGACCTTTGATGCCTGCGAAAGGCAGTTTGATCATGTTTCTCTCAGTCCAGAAAAATGTATTTGTTGTATCCTTGTCTGGTATAAATCTAACGACTGCTTCGTCGCCTTCTTTTATGTTCCAGTGTGGATAAATGGCGTTGTCTCCGCCTGTTGATGAACCCGAGCGATTTGGTTCCTGTGATTTTAACTTCGCCCTTATTTCAGCCAATGTAGCCATAATGTAAGCCTCCTTATTTGCCTATGTTTGTGCCTAAATGTATATTAGACTTTTTGTTTAATATACTATTATATTTATCTAATGTCTAGTGTTATTATTGGTAATTTGCTAGTTGTGTGATCCTAGCGATCTCTTCTTCAACGCCTGCAATGTTTTGTGCAGTGTCACTGTCAACTTTTGCTTTGATAGCCGCCACGATTTTTGATCTTGATTCGTTGAGTGATTCCTTGACAGGATTTCTTAGTTTGTCAAAATTCTTTGAAAGGTACTGCATTGCCGCTTTGGCGTCGCCAGACTTGAATGCTGACTTGCTGTCCTTGTCTAACACATCATATACCATCTTTCCATCATCACCTTGGTACATCGAAACATACGGCTTGATATCCTCAAAAGTCATTCCTTGCATGCCTTCTTTTTTCATGATGCCGGCCTTTTGCATTTTTTCTTCTCTTTCTTTTTCTTGTTTATATTTTCTTACCATGTCTGAATATTCTTGTGCGCCTAGGCCTTTGACGCCTCTTTTGTAGTTTCTCTCCAACCAACTTTCGAAATCTGTTTTAGCATATTCATCGATATTGTTGACCCAAGATTCAAATTCTGCAGTTTCTTTTGCTTTGCCTTTTATATCTTTTTTAGGATTGTATTCGCCTGGTTCCATTCTAACTTCATCAGCGTATTTTGGATCTTTTTGCATTTTCTTGTAGTCATCGATGTATCTTTTTGCTAGTTGTATGGCAATTTTTTTGTTCTTGATGTAATCAGCATCTGGTTTGAAAGTTGCTGAATTTTCTTGATCCAATCCGTCCGCTACTCTTGATGCAAAGTTTGCCACCCTGTCTTCTGAGCCACTCTTTGTCAACATTCGTGATGCTATGTCCGAAAGTATTGAACTCAACATTGTGTTTTTGTTTGTAAATTTTGTCGCTCCAAGCATTTTGTCTGCAGAAGCATCTTTACGTAAAACAAGTTTGCTGTTTGGATCAGTTAGAAAACTTTGTACTATGCCGCCGTGATCCACTGGTGGCTCGATCGGTGCATCTATAGGTTCTTCACCTGGGTCTAATTCGTTGACCTGGCCTTCCGCTTTTGGATTAGCATCAGCAAATGTTTTAAGTTCATCTACTGCATCTGCGAAAGTATATTCCTTGTCAATCAAGGCTCCTTGTTTGACTGTTTTACTTCCCC